ATGATATTACCGAAACATGAGATACTTCTCTCGGTAATGTTTATCTATAAAGAGAGAAATACCTATGTACAACTTATAATACAAAAACTGGCTTATGAACGAGAAAAGACTACCACCAAGACTAATGGTTCTGCTAGTGGTACTGAAGGGTGAAAAGGTATATAAAGTACCAATTAGGTCAGAGATAGAATTAGACCATCTAAAGGATTTCAATACACTAAGAAGAATACTTACTCCTTTAGTACAACTATATCATGGAGTAGGTTTTGATACTAGACTTACTTACGATGAATTCAGTATCTTCATTAATGACCTACAACATTTGGGATATGAACGGTTAGATGAATATTCCTCGGGTATACAAGAATTAGTAGAAGCAAAACCCATTACTGAGAATAACCAGGATATTGAGGAAATACGAAAAGGATTACTTATCTCTATTAAATCTCAGGAGTTATCAGAGATATTAGCTACTAAACTAAAGCAAGCCATACATGAAGTATTTGAAAACGAAAAGAAGAAAGGTGGACTAATGTACAAGGAACCCTCTTTAGAACCTATGGAGAATTCAATAATAAAAGAGGCTTTATACTTGCTAACTCCCACATTACCTTAATAATTGAAAGGCAGTCTAATCCACTGCCTTTCTTAGTGTGTATACACATCCTCAGCTCATTTTAAAATAAAAGAGTATTATTTTGTAGTAAAAATAAAAATGATTATATTTGCATATCAATTTTAAAATAGACAAAAATATGAGAAGCCCAGTAACTTACAATCAGGATGAACAACTTGCTCAAGTAGTAACTAAGTTCATAAAAAACAAATCAGACTTTGATTTAGACTCATACGAGAAAAAGAATCTCTATAACCTGTTAATGACTGAATTATATCAATTATCCGAACTCCATAATCTTCAGGTAATAGACATCAATTGCTTTAATCAATATGAAACTACCTATTACACTTTCACTTTCGATAGCTTGATAACTCTTAGTACTACGGAACAAAAGAATCAAGCTGCCGATGCTGCTCTGAAATTCATGCAAAAGTTCACTGATAATGATGGTATATTCATCTCATTCACCAAGATGGATTCCAACAATTGGATTTATCAACTTAACTTCAGAATATCATAACTATGGCTACTAATTACAAGAAACTAAAATCCGACCTACAAAAACAAGGTCGGATGACTTTATTCGTACCTCATAACGAAGATCTACCTTGCATTGGTTTTGAACCTACTTGGTCTAAAACCAAGATACTCAAAGCATTACTACAATTTGATGACATCAGAAAGGAGTACACATTATGAATGAACAGAAACCCATTATCGTACCAGAGGAAATAGAATGCTCCTCTGGTTCAGTATTTAACTTCAACTACAAACGAGTTGTATATTCGCTAACTATGCAACCTGATAAAATCCTTATTCAGCAATTCATAAACAAATCTAAGACTCCTGCTAAAGGAACAAGTCAAATTATTATGCTTAATTCTCTAGAGGAATACCAAACCTGGTATAGCAAGCTGAAACTTTCATACGGTAGAAGAATAACCCGAAGAAGGTTACATTATGCTACCACTGAGAACGGTATTATTAAATATACAGATTATCCTAAGGCTACAAACGCAGGCATGCGTAAATCAGAGGGAATCATCTGCATACCAGAAACCATTACTACCTATAGAAGTACTTATACTATCAAGGTAGAAAATCAAACAGTAACCATCCTGGATGCCTGGGGAATTAAACAACAAACCCCAATCAAAACATTCCCATCATGGGTAGATGAATTGAAGGACAAAGAAGGCCGAATAACCAGGAGGAAATTAAGGTATTTCAATGAGGATACTGGCCTACAAATAATTCCCTAACCAGTTCTATATATCCTCAGAGGTGCTCAGTACATAACCAAAACCGAGCACCTCTCTATTTTTAAAAATAATATTATATAGTGATACAAGTTATAAAATAATTTTGTATATTTGCAGTGAGAAAACAATTTTTAATATAGACGTTATGAAAGAAAAAATTATTAAAACCCTCCCCGAACTCAAATCGATAATCGATGCTAACAAGTTTCATACTTTTGATTATACAGAAGGTCTCTCAGTTTCAGACGGTATCGAAATCTTCGAAATTGACATCGAGGAAACCAACGATTACCAAGGTGCATCTGCTACTCTTTGCATCTATCCCAACGAAGATATTCTCTTTAATGATATCAAATCAAATATCAAATCAATGGACTTAGAAGAGGGTGCCGATGACCAATACTACGATTATTCTCCTTCACAGGTAGAGGCTATCATTTATGCTATTCCTCAATTAACTCCTGAACACCAAGATTATACAATCGAAGGTCTCAAAACTCATTTGAGAGACTTCATTGATAACGAGGAAAATGACGAAGACATGATATCTCAATATTCCGATACTCTTGAATCACTCGAAAAATACGAATCAGATCACAGAGAAACGGAATTATTCTCTAATCTCTACATTTCAGAAACAATCAATAAACTCTAATCAACTATGGTAAACTTATACAAACTGCTTAACGCACTGGAACAGGGAATGACCCTGTTCCAATTAGACAAATGGAAAACCGAAGGTATCTGGTATCCTATCTCTCAATACAAAAAGGAAACCAACGAAATCGAAGTTGTAACCAACTTATTTCTTCCTACACCTCCACCAGAGGGATATCATATCCAACTAACGGGTAACTATGACGAGGATGAACATGCTGAATGGCAATCATTCCTAGATGAGAACCAATGGAAAATCTACCCATTGCTTGCAAATATCATACGGGTATTCTTACCAAACGTAGAAGGTGTATCATATCAATTATTATATACCCAATACCCACAAGGATTCCTATCAGTAATTGCTAAACCCTATAAAGCTATACAATCATGATTACAAAAGAGATAAAATTCACCTTATGGAATATCGAAATCAATAATCCAGAGGGTATTCATAATCTTAAGGCTCTGCTTAAGAACTATTCTGATATTATTAACAAGGACCAATCCACTCTTTCAGAAGAGGAAGAACAATCATTATGCGACCTACAGGATAACATAATGATACTGATGTTCGGACCACTCTATTCGCAATTCAAATTCGAATACATACAATCCGATACAATCATGGACGAAGAAGAGACTTTCATAGAAGACTTATGCAAATTCTATTTCGGTAACAAATGAAAGACTACATCATCTTTTTACTAATGGTTAGAATACCTCAGGGAACCGCTATCACTATTTTTGGTATCGGTTCCCGACCATTAACAAAAGATATGGTTTTAACAATCGAAAATACACAACTAATACCCATACTGATATGAATGATGAAATACTTATCTTAAACGAATACCCCATAGGATGGGGATGGCTTAAGGATGTGCCCCTTAAAGACTGGGAATGGCTTATAGACGTATTCGCTATTATGACAGATGATACCGATACATATTCCTATATAATTTATGCCGAAGAGGACGGTGCTAAACTTACTGATGTAACCTTCGTAAGAACTGTGGGACTTGCTAAATTCCTATATGATGACCAAGGTTACCTTGCAGGTATCAGGGAATATGGACATTACATTGCTGCTAAAGCTCTAGATATCAAATCCGAAAGAGATTACATGAATCACTATAATGATATACGTTTAATCTGCAACGAATTATGATAACTAAAGACACATTTCTGGTATCATTCAACATTCAAGGAGAAGGCTTTTGCGAGCTTCTCCTTGTTACATACCGTACCGAAGAATTAGACCCATATCTCAGATACCCAAGGCAAACCTTAAATCCTAATCACTTGCATGTACACTTTACCAAACAGGTAATCCGAGAACTAATGGGAATGCCCTATTATGATATCGAAATACTGGACTTCATTAGGGTACCCAGTTAACCCCATATATTATTATATTAATTGCACGTATTATATTTATTTCGTATATTTGCATAAGAGAAATAAAAATATAATATTAACCGACCTCGAACAGGTCACTAACACATTAACATTATGAAAACAAAAACAATGAACCAACTGCTTATCATATTAATATCACAGGTCCAAGAATATCCCTGGACTGCTATCCTCCTCAACTCACTTGGCGATGAAAAAGACAGAGACCTTGAGGAGGATATAACTATCATCACCACTAATGGAGGACAGGAAGTAAACCTAATACTAAATACCGATGACCTAATCCTCAATGCCTATCCCAAGGAGGAAACAGGAGAAGAACCCTTTATATCATTCACACTAGAAAACATTAAGTATAATCTATATATTGACTAGAACATGAAACTAACAATCACTACATTAGTAATTATCGAAGATAACGAGGTACAGGACATAATACATTCCTTACACGAGGACCCAACCAAGGCCAAACAAGAAATCGTAGACCAGGTAAATGATATATACTCAGACGGAACAGAACCCTATACAACAATAGAGGAAGTCCTGGGCTCATTCACCTTCAAAGTAGGAGCATCACAAGGTAAAGCCTACATCGAATCCCAAGAGATATCCTTTAACCGAGGTGGAACCATAATAAACAAGGAACTATGATACAAATCCTATACATATTATCCAAATCCTTAGTAGGGCTCTACTTCCTACTAAGGATCCTAGATGTAGAACGTACCTACTCCCAACACAAAGAAAACCAAATAAAATATCCCAAAGCCTTATACATAACCAAGTACCTAATATACCTATTACTATACAATATCCTAATCGAATACCTATTCAAGGTAATCCTATAATACTACCCACCTACAGTACCCACCCCCAAACAAAACAAATAATCAAAATCATAATAGCGCTAACTAAGGTACACAAATAATAATACCTAATACACCTATCCTATATAATCATAACCTATATACAATCAATATACATAATACATACTTCCCTTCCTCCTTGGGGTACCTCGCCGGGGGTTTTAAAAATTTGAGATCAAGGCTAATGTGAATCCCTACTACTATACAATCCACATTACTCCACAGCTATCTAGCTATCATACCACATGGCCCTACCACTTTAAAGGCAATCACAAAAAGGCCTATTGAGGCAATTAAATCCGACCATTAATGGCCCCTAATCCTCATTTGCCAAGAGCCCCTTTATACAGCTTATTATATATATATATATAATATATATTAGTTATGGGTAGGGGATTAGGCAAATAGGATTAAGGTTTTAAGGCTAAATGGTAAATAGGAATTAGGGCTTTCATAGACAATATTTAGGCAATATTCCTAGTAACTATGTAAGTAATTGGCTTAGTATTTATATTAGCATTATTTGCATAACTCTAGGACAATTTGAGGATTTCGATTGCCTTGATTGCCTTTTGCCTCAGGTTAGTTTATATAGTATTATATATTAGTAGGTACTGGGCAAATTAGGATTAAGGCAATCTCCATTAATGGCCCTGGGGATTTAAGAAAGAAAAAGAAATACTAACAATTTAATTTTTAAACATTATGAAAAATAATATTAAGTACCTCGTTCTCAACACTGAATCAGAACTTACTAATAATGCCTTAGTAATCTCTAATGCCTCTAATCCTTCAACACAGGGTTACATGGAATACATTAATTGCTATCTCAATCCCTTACAGGGTACAGAATTCTCTAAACAAGGCTTTCACCTAATCTCTATTACTTCAACAGAGAACGAAGAAGAAGGCGATGGCTTACATACACTAATATTCTATTCAGATAACCAACTGAGTACTAGACAAGAACAAATCTGCACCCTAGAACTACACAAAGCATTCCCTCTCGATTACGAGGCTTCACTCATTGCTCCTACAGTAACCTATACCAATAATACATATATCGTTACCCATCCTTATACTTTCTAATCCCCTTATTAATCACTAAAACATATAATATCATGGCAACAATTAACAAACAGTTTATCACTAATAAACTCTTTTCCCACCTTATGAATAACAGCCCAGAATTCGACTGGGCTTTCATAATTTACAATTCCTATCATAGAATCGAAAAAGACCTAGAATCTCTCTTAGAAGATTCCGATACCATAATCGAGGTATACCTTAATACTGATGATTTACTTCTAGAATTTGCCTTGGCTGATGCCCATAGTGCATCCGAATACGATGAAGTATATTCCTACAATAATGAATACAACTTCCAATTCTTTATCAAAATCGACTAATCCTAACTTTGACCCAGGCCTAACTTAGGTACCTGGGTTTTTACTTACGCTAACTTAGTAAGCCCTTATAGGCTATCCTAATCTCTATAGGC